ATTTCGTTTTTACACCTCTTGGAAAAAGATTTAAAAAAGAAATGGAGTATTAATAAAATGAATAATGGTAATGAAGGACTTGAAAATCTAAAAGAGCTAGAAAAACTAGAGTTAATTATTAATAAGTTTAAGCAATTAATTACTGAACGGGAATCTGAAATTGAAACTCTTAAAAAAGAGATTCCTTTAGTTAGAGAAGAAGCTCAAGTAACTCAGTTACAGCTTGAAAAGAAAATTCAACAAAAAGATGATCGTATAAGAGAACTAGAGCAAATCAATAAGGAACATCAAGATCTTAATGGTAAACTTAGAGAAGAAATAAAAAGTATCGAAATAGGAACAGTTAATAACTTTAGACGTAAAGGAGTATTATGAGTAAAGCTGAAAGAGTAAATAAAATGGAAAATCGTTTAGATGATGTAAAAGAAGCTATTGTACAGTTAGAAGATATTATAAAGAAAGGGCGTTTACATGATGCTGATTCTTTAGAGTTGCAAAAATGGCTCAAAAGGTATAAATCTGATGCAGAACAATACGATGTTCATTTAACAGAAATGAGGCAAGCACGTGGATAATATGGAAAATAAACTAAGAGCTATAGTTGCTACCAAGCAATTAGAAGTTGATACATTAAAACGTAGACTAAGAGAAACGGAGGATAAGTTAGCACATGAATATAACACCAGACTCAGAGCTGACAAGACTAGAAAAAAGACAGTCAGGGTTACAGAGAGTAGCGACAGCGATAAATGATTTAACTATTTATGGAATATATCCTACAAATTTTCCAAAATTAGTTAATGCTTTAGAGCATAGTAAAGATCATATTAAAGCTGAAATACAATCTACTAAAAAACGTATCATTGAATTAGGTGGAGAGACTATTGAAGAAACTTGGACAGATCCTCTAGTTAATGAATTCAAAGATAAAATCATTGATAGTTATGCAAAAAAAGGAATTTAAGAATTCTATTTTATTTGGCTAAGTTCTTAGTGATCAAATCATATGACCAAGTAAATAGACAGAGCCTGGTGGGAGACTGCCAGGTTCGCTAAGATGAAAACTGGGATAATCCTGTATATCTTAGTACGAAGAAGTCAATCAAGCGGTCGCTATATGTTAACACATTGGCTTTTAAGTGCATTTGTTTAGTACTGGTACCTTGGTTTAGAGCACTATAATAGACATAAACTTAAAACAGATATAGGGAGGGAGTGATACGTAGTAAATTCTAGAAAATCGTAAAGCTCCCTTGCCTTAAATCCAATTCTTAGGAATACAAATAACTTCCCCAAATTCAATTGACTTGTCATCAGGATCTTTAGAGTAAGTACCAAAGATCTTTATATGATCGTCAGTCTCTTCAAAGATCCAACCCTTAGATTTAGATAGAGCTGGTCTCAGCTTCTTCATCTGTTCAAAGTTAAGCCAACCTGTATGCGATTGAGCATCCCTCCAATTGAGAGTATCTTTAATAGGTTTATAAGGAAAATCTGGATTAGGTTTTCTCTTTTTAATGTAACGTCTTTTTACCATGGCTCCAGATGAACGTATCTTGATCGTTCTCTTCAAATTTTCTAATAACGTCTACAGGTACTTCTTGACCTTCTTCTTCAAAAACAAGTTGAAGGTAAGTACTGTATATAATAGCTAAAGCCATAGCGTCTGCTGCTCGTACTGATAAACCAGGGTGTTGAGTCCTGATAAAATCACCGATAGCATTAGGTTTTATATCCTTGATAAATTTATCAGAATATAATTTCTTATTAGTTGGAAATTTAAATATTGAAGCCATAATTTTTACACCTCTGGCGAGGATAATACATTCTATAATTTGGGTTGCACGATAAAGTCAAGATGCTTTTTGATCTTAGGTACAAGATTATGATAGAGCTTAACCCAAAGGATTGTTTCATCCTCAAAGAAAGCTAAAGACTTCTTTTGATCTAAATGGTACTGATATAGTGTATTAGCTATGTGTTCAGTATCTATATCTAGATATTTCCAGAAATCTTTCTCACCTTTACCACAGGTATGAAGTTGAGAATGATGTATGAAACATAGGGGAATAGCCCATTGATCACCAGTCTTTTGACCAAAACCTCTAGGCATAGCAAATGTTAAATGATGTGCCTGACAGGGCTTAGTAAAGCAGAGAATACAAGGCTGACTACTTACCCATTTCAGGTATTTTATATCTTTTAGCCTTTGTACCTTGTCCCCTGATAGTATTTCTAACTTTTTCGTACCCATAATAAATAGCTAGAGCAGTTAATCCTTCATGAACATTATTAGATGCTCTACGTTCTGTTATACCAAATTTGTGAGCAATTTCAATGATACCATAATTCTCCCAGCAAAAGAACTTGAGAATTTTTTCATAGTGAGATCCAATCTCTTCACTAATTCGTACCATTTCAAAAATGGCTCCAAGTTTAGAGGTTAACATATCAGGTTTAGAACCATCTATTCTAACATCTTGAGCACATGATTTAAGTCCTGATGTAGCAATCTCACAGAGTCTTCTATATCTGGAACCTGCTTCATATTTATTAACAGAAATAAGTTTACGATGTAACATATAGGAAAGACGGGATTCTCTAATGTTATACCAGACTTTCTTCTTATCAATAATAGTAGATATGAGTTCAGGCTTTTCTATCTGACGCATTAATTAGATTTATAAAACCTTTCTAATTCTTTATCAACAAACTCTTTAAAATTAGAGTTAGATTGATAAAATTTAGATAAACGATAAACTCTGTTTTTATGCTTACATCCATGGAAACGAGCAATAAGGCTCTTGCACCCATACTTGTGTGTAGGCTGCAATAGCCAACATAAGATGATAGAAAGATTATAGTTCTTATATTCTTCTCTATCTCTGATATCCTTTTTGCCTTTCAAGGCATCTAAGGATATGTTATAAGTTTTTGAACAATACTTTTGTATATTAGAAATCATAAGGAGGAAATTATGCTTAATATTGAATATCGACATTCTGCATCTAAAGGTAATACGTTTATTGATTGTCCGCCATTTTGGATAATTCATGAACTATATGAATATGAATCTAAACCAAATGCGAGGATGAAGATGGGACTTGCTGCTGAAGAGGCAGCATATTATTCGCTTAAAGAAAATTTAAGTGAAGATGCTACCACAAAAATGGCTAAAGACAAATATATTTTAACACATGAAGGAAATGAAGATGATGATGAATGTGTATGGTCTGCACATATAGCCAACAGATTCGTTAGTGAGTTAAAACAATTTGGTGAAATGGTATCTTGGCAGAATGAAATGCAAGTACCAGGTAAAAAATGGGGACTAAAATATGATGTAGTGGGTAAAACTGACTTCGAATTCGAAGATGTAATAGTTGATACTAAAGCTACAGCATATATTAGAAGACTAAAGGCAGGACATGTAGATCCTAAATGGTATCCAAAAGAGGCTGATTTAAGACAACAATTCTTATATCGTGAGCTTTTTGGTAAGGATGCTATGTTATTATACTGTTCATATAAGGATTCTCACGCAGTAGATTTAGGTGATAGAATTGGTTATTTAGAACAAATGCTACAAGCCTTTAGAACAATAGAACATATCTTAAAAATAGCGAAAAATAAGGAGGATATTGTACGAATGTATCCTTTAACATTCGACAATTTCCGATGGAAAGGATCTCCTGATGCAAAAGAATTCGCTACAAAGGTATGGTCAGAGGCTTTCAAATAATGTATAGATTTGTATGCATAAAATCGGAAGTATAATTAAACAAATAAATAGGAGAAATAAAATGGAACTAGAAACATTCGAGTGCTCATATAAAGTAGCATATCCATCAAGAGATGGTGGTGGTAAATATAGTATTTACGTTACCAAAGATGATGGTACTGATATGACAATTTATGGTGAAGCAATAGGTGCTGAAGGATGGGCAAAGGGAGCAAAGTTAAGAATTAAAGCTGAGCCTGCCCGTGAAAGTAAAAATGGTAAATGGTATCAAACTGCTAAGTCAGTTGAACTATTAGATAAGAATGCAGTTAAATCTAATACTTATAGTGCAATTCAACCAGTTACTAAAGATCCTGCATCTCAATGGAAAGAAAAATATAGATTGACGATGAGTAATTTATTAGCATCTTGGTTAAGTTCTGGAAAAGAATTAACTCCAGAAGTTCACAAGAATATAGATCTAATTGTTAGAGATATATTAGATGCTAAATATGACGGAGATACACCTCCGTTCTAAACCGAATAGTTGTGCATGACTCCCTTTCTGTAAAACTAAATCATGTACGACTTGCTAGGTGGGAGTCTTAATTAACTACGAAAGGAAATTGTTAAGAAACTATATGGCTTCCACCTGGTTAACCTAGGAATCAATATGGAAATAATAATGTTAATAATCCATTTATTAAATGGAGAGATAGCAAAGATCCCTATGGGGATTATTGCTAGTGAACTTACTTGTAGTAGTGCTCTAGAAAAAATAGTAGATAGTAAAGATACAAGTATTGAGTACAATGGTGTACAAGTAGTAGCTTACTATTGTAAAAATAATAAAGGAGATTGGATACCATGATAACAGAAGATAGATTAGAACGAGCTTTAAAGTATCTAGCAGATACTGATGAGAGTAGTGCTGAAGCCAGTGCTAATGTTAAATACTTAGACAGACTTCTTAAAAGAAAGAAAGCATTATTCATTACAGGTGAACAAACTTTAAAGTCTATCTCTGCCAAAGAACAGGGATTCTATGCATCAGATACTTATAAGAATGCAGTAGAAGAATTATTCAATGCAGATGTTAAGGCTGCAACAATGGAAAATAAAAGAGATAAAGAAGGTCTTATAATAGATTTATTCAGAACACTAGAGGCTAGTAGACGCAAACATAATATATGATTTATAAGTTTAAAGTATGGTCTTGGAAACCTATGTATACAGAAATATATTTAGTTGCTTTAGAAGATGATGAAGCTGTTAATACTTTTAAGAAATTAAATAAAGATGATTTTGTTTGGAAACAAGATTCAATGAGAGATGAAAGGGTTACATATGAAATAATTAAAGATGCACAGATGGAACCAACACAAGACACAGAGAATACAGAATCAAGAACTGAGTCCTGAAATTTGTTTATGGAAAGGTGTTTTTACACAAGCTCTATCAGATGCTATATATGATGGATCTCGTTTAGACTATCTCCATTGGAAAAGAAGAGCTATAGTATGGCTAACTTCTTATTCAAAAGATTTCCAAATGGTTATGATGTTTGCCGAATATGAACCTGCTTATATGTTTGGTAAATTAACCAAAGCAAATAAAGAAGGATATTTTATAATGACAGAAGAACAAAATAATATCTTATGTAAAGTAGTAGAGTATAAACCTAAAGTTAAATATAAACCGAGGTTTAAATTAAAATTTTAATGACAAATAAAGATATGTTTAAAGATACTACCTATCAAAGTTTACATAGACAGGTTGATGGAAATCACTATAAGAAATTTAAAATTGAACCTGCACACTTTATTAGTGAAAATCATTTAGAATGGGCTGAAGGTGAAGCTATTAAATATATTTGCAGACACAAACTAAAAGGTAAAGAGCAAAGTATTAAAAAAGCTATTCATTGTCTTGAGATGATTCTTGAGAGAGATTATGATTAACTTTTTTTCTGTTATACTTAGTCTTATCTTTAAATCTTTTATGCTTATGTTCTGGTAATGTTCTAGCAACAGGGTTTCTGTTAGCTGATTCTTTTAATTTCTTATAATAATTAGGATGATGCCAGGCAAAAGTCATTAATCGTCGTTTTGTTTTTCGTATTTATCTGCGATTGTATCTTCCTCATAATTCCAAACATTGTTTTTTGGGCAATTACAACTAATACATTCACAATCCACAACTATTTTGTGTTTGTCATTTTTATTACAATGACACAAATGTTCGCATCTTTTACAATTATTCATATTAACCCTATATACTAAATGGTTTAATTTATTTTTTTATCTTAAAGAAATCTTCAAAAAAATCTTGCCAAAACTTCTGAACTTGTTCCTGATACTTCTTTGCTTTTTCAGGTTGTTCATTGGTAAATTTTTCTAT